CTAAGGACTGCCGAATTGGGGAGCCCCACGTTTTGGCAAATTGTGTTCGTCAAACTTCGGACACGGTCTCCCGGAGACCCGCATGCATTCGCGATCATACTCCCTAGGATCACTAAACTGTAAGTTATCAATTTTTTCATATTTTTCTTCCTTGTTTGCAACAAATCCGCAACCGAATCTCAAAAGTATTCCAATGGTTAAGGATATCCCGAGAACCAAATACCAGAAGCTTTTTGATTGAGTTAATGCGAGTAAGATGTTCATGAGATTCTCCTTATTTTGCAGAGCTGGACCCGAAAGCTCTTACTGCCCAATATACATAAAATGCGCGTAAGTTGGACATGCCTTCCTCGATACATATTCTTCTCATGATTTGGTCGGCAGTTTTCCGAATACTCTGAGGAAGCTTTTTTTCTCTTAACATCTGATAAATGGCGTCATGCACAAGAGAGGCGATCAGAAAGTCAGGTGTATCAATCGTCGGCCCGCTCGGTCCGTCCCAAGCATAATCAGAATGAATTGTGAGAAGTCCGTCAGTTGCAAGGCTAACGTAGATTTTTCCCATTTTGGAAAGATCAGAAATGAAAAGTTTTTCTTTCGGGAGTATTTCCGTTCTTTCATAAAAGTTTTCACTGAGTTTGTATTTATACTTACTATCATTTGAAAGTATTGAATATTTGATTGCCCTACTCATCTTTACCTTCTTTCGACGGTTCCTCTGTCATGGTCTCCTCCGGAGATGATTCGGAAAAAAAATTGGAAAGTGCTTTTCCCACTACGCCAATGCCAAGAAAAATATAGGCAATGATTTTGTTTTCTTCCGCGATCGCATAACCTGTAACCATCGCAGATATGGCAAGCAGGGTATCTCCGATTTTGCGGAAAAGATGAGGAGTAGGTTCGTAATAACCTTTGAATTGTAGTTTGGTTTGTTTGTTCATTTGTGTATCACCTTAAAGTAATGGCAGGTAGGTAGGATCATTTTCCTCAGATCCTTCGAACCGTAGAAGATTCGATTTCCATTTTGATCTTTCCATCCTGTAAGTGCATTTCCGTAAGGATCGTGACCTCCGAATCCGATTTCGCTTTGCGGATTTTTTTCAGTCCAGTAAGCCAGCCAAACATGGCCTTTGACAGTTTCTTTGTATGCTGTTCCCATCATGGAAAGGATGGTAGGAAATCCTGATTCAATCTGTTCCGCGATTGATTGTATGTTAGCTGGTATTGCTCTGAGAGTGAAGGGCGCGTCTATTCGGTTTAGAACTTTATTTAACGCTCTTTCATGAACGGCCCAAAAGAAACGGGTTTCTCTTCCGGAAAGATTGTTTTCAATCGCTGCAAGCCAAGCGCGTTCGTCGATCAGAGTTTTTTTTGACGGCTGGTATGTTTTTTGAGCCCAACGAAGAAACATCGTATCCGAGGCAATAAAACATTGGGTAAAATGATCTGGTGTTCCTTCTGAACTGAGATTATCTCTTTGAGAAAGATATTCAGGTTTAACTTTCAGGGTGTTTATCTTATGGATGTTTTCAAATGATTCCACCATTGTCACTTTAGGTTTCGCAAACCAATCCTTTGTAAATGGTACCTTTGAGCTGCCCGTTGATGGTGGAAAAGATAAATTCAAACTGTCTTCTTAATGTTTCAATGTTCGCTTGAATCGCTTTTAGGAAAAGATCGATCGCTTCGATTCGGGTTCTCTTCGATGTGAAATTCAGCTTTATATAAGCAAATAGAAATTCGTTAAAAATATTTGTAGACCGGTTGTAACGATCGATTGCAATTTCAGGAATCCCTTCCGCCTTCAAATCTTTTTCAATCTGCTCAATTCTTTTCGACAAGTTGGAAGTAATAATATGTTGAAGTTGGTAGATGTTTTTCGCATCTTCGCATTCACTTAATATATCAAGGATAACTTCTCGGTTCCCCGTCCATGTGATTCTGATAATGTCTTTGATGACAGTATCTCTGAATTCATCACCTAACTCTATTGTTCTTAGGCCAACTTCCAATAATTCCGAGATGGTGGAAAATACCGGATGAACTCTGAAATCATAAGTGCTTCCGTCATTATTGGGATTATAATCGAAGTCGATTTTTGTTTCGTTAATGATAGAATACTTTCCGTTTTTGAAATAGAGATTTCTTTTCCGGAATAGTTGAAAGATGAAAAAGACAGTTACCCATATTGTTGAAAAAAAAAGAAGGACAGCCAAAATTCTTTCTTCAGTCTTCCAAACGTCCATATGTTGGATAAAATCCATCAGTCACCCCATTCGATCGTTATATCGATTGATTGAATTGATGATTCACTTGCACTTGCAATTTGATTGACCAGCTCTCTATATCTGGTAAGTATTTCCGTTTTTCTAACTGACCCGTCTTCGAGAACTTGTTTGATTTGTTCCGCCGTATGATCCATTAGAAATGTAATACCGTTTGCATTTGTGCATTTATGTTTGACGGAAGTATTTCTTGCGACATTTGCCAGCAGATTGGATTGATCTTCCATATTGGAATCGTATTTATACGGAGATCCAAGTGCGAGTGACGTGAATCCGGATACAATCAACTGGGAACATTTTGCTTTCGCTTTTACTTCCAAGACGGTTTTTAGATCTGCGAGAGAAATATATCCTTTTTGAAATATTTCAATATCGGTAAGTCTTATATGATTTCCACCGTCATCTTTAACGATGGATTTATTTTCGTTCGTTTTGAACGGAAAAAATTCAGACTCTATTGCTTGCAAATTTTCATTAATCGCTTGTACGCGAAATATTTGGAAGTCTTCTTTTTTATCCGATTCATATTTGATTCCTGAATCATTATAACAGAAAATTTTCATTCGATACCGCCTAAGTACATATAAATGTATTGTGAATATTGATTGGAGCGTGTTGTTAAACCCGTTCGCGGGGTTCCTGAGCTAGTGGCGACTGCAGCACCTGTTACATTTTCACCGAATTCCAATCCCCATGAGCCAAAGTTGCCTGCTTGTCCACCCGCATTAGTAGTCCATATTCCTTCGGTGACCCCGCTAGAATTTCTGAGAAACTTATGGTCTTGCATTCTATTCGGCCAAAGCACAGCAGCCGTATTGCCGGAAGCTATTGTCGTTTCCGGCAAAAGTTTTCTGATTTGTATTGTCGTCAAATAATTGCTAGCTGCCGTTCTGATTCGGAATGGATATATTTTGATATTTCCCGCTGAGGTAGTTTGTCCCACTGTATTGACATCGAGAGTAATTTGTCTCAGTGCGGAATTAAATCCTATGATTCGTACATCACTTCCTGCGAAATTTGCTGTTAAATCCAGATTGGTCCAATTTGTAGAGTTAAGTGCGGTTCCGAAATCTACCGAATCATGGTATCGAGCCATCCCCACTATATCTGAAATGAAAGGATCATTTACATCCGTGTTGTTTGTTCCCGATGTATCCAATTGTATTGTTGTGGTTGTTCCGGGAGTGAATCCTGAATAAGTAATTGAATCGGAATTGTTGTAATACCAGGCCCAGGATCTTAATTCTGTGACCACTTTCGCATAACCATCGGCAGATGCCAACGTAACGGTTTTTGTATCGCTGGAAGAGAGTCTGGATATGCAAATATTCGGAAAACTTTTAGATGGCGGACATAAAGAAGGGTGTTTTCCGTAAGAAAAAGACTCCCCTATCGATTTTCCATTTTTGTCTGCAGAACTCCATTCGGTAGATCGATTGCGTTGGTCTGAGAAAGTGGTTCCGTTCATTTTGAAGGAGCTCCATTTAACAGCCGTATTACCTGGATCGGAATCTACAAATAGATTGTTTGAATCGTCCTCTCCCAGATAAGAATCCAATACCTGATAGTAGTAAGTGGTTCCGTTGAAATGTTGTCTTTCGGTAGAATTCAATTTTACATTGTACTTCCCGATCAACCAGATTTGACGGTCGTTGGTCCATCCACTTGGCAAAGATACATTGCTCAAAGAAGGAATCGTAATGATTCTATAATTTCCATCATCGTCTTTTCCGATGGCAGCTCCTTCGGAAATGTTAATTTTTGATGAACCTGCATTGGTGACTAAACCTCCGTAGAGAATTTGAAAGTCCTCCGTAGGAGTTCCTGACATAAATTTGATGGCTTCACAGATTTTTGAGTGCCAGTAATTTTTGTCATTGTTGTAGTCGGAAATCAAAAAATAGTCAGTTACTGCATCAGGATTGGTTCCTGGAACTTGCCCATCTTCGGTAGTATTTGTAAACGGAATTGTACTCATGTTAGTTGCTTTTTAATCTCCATTCCAGGTCTCAAATTTCAAAGGTTCAGAACTGAACCAATTTTCTTTTTCAGTATAGTTCCTTAGATACTGCCTGAATCCCATATACCTTTCTTTTGTTTCTGAATCAATCGGATGATCCGGTAAAAGAAACTCGTCTGTTTTTGATAACATAATGTTTCTAATCGAACGGATTTTTTCTTTCTTGAATTCATCTTTCTTTTTGTGATCTACTATCCAACCGGAAGGGGAATGAATTTGATAATCCTCATTTTGTAATGGTATATCTAAAGTATAGATAATGAAATTCGGATTTTCTTGTGCTTCATATACTTTCGTTTCTTTATGATCTGCTTTGTTATAAAAGACAATGTTACGAAAGTCGGTTTTTACCATTACGTTGCTTCCATTCCAAACATGAATTTTGGGAAGATGAAACGTTTCGCCATTGCGGCGAATTGTTTCCGGCTGGCCTAGCTCTGGGAGTGAACCGGATTCGATGGGCCATTTTATATCCACTTCGTCAACTAACTCGGGGATAATGATTATATTTTCTTTGTCTCTAAAGTATAACATTAGGATGTCCTTATGTAGAATTTCATTCTTCTCGTTTTGATTTTCGTGGATGTGGAAAGACGGGGAGTGATATTTTCAGGAGATGCGGCAACCGGTTGTAATACTGTTGTTACTGTAGGATTTCCTCCATAAGAAAGATAATCATTGAAAGTAGACCCTACCGTATATCCAGTAACTCCGTTCATATATCCCAAATGATAATGGTTAAAAAGAGTATCCCAGAATGATCCGCCGGAGTCACCACCTTCAATCGTTCGTACAGTTCCTGTTACTGTAATGGATGTGAGTCCGGTGATATTTTCCGTAATAGTTGCATATGTAGTTCCATTCCATATACTACTTAACTTCCCGAATACGATCGTATTTCCTGATATCGAAGAGATCACGCAATCGCTGGGAAGACTTGCTCCCGTCCCTACCACCGTATCACCTACGTTTAACGCTGTGATATCGTAACTTGATAGATCTACGCTCTTGTTTGTATTGTTCACATTTGAAACGGAAAGAGTAGAAAGTGTAGCGCCGTTTAAGTTTCTTGTACGGTAATCTTTGAGCAAACTGTCTGCATCGGTGATAATGGATCCGTCGCAAGGAGCAAAATTACTTCCAAGGCTAGGCACATTAGGGAATGTATTGTCGAATGGGAAAGGAGTCCCTATCGGAATTTGTCCTGACTTTACGAATTCAAGTCCGCTTGTGTCAGATTTGACTCCAACCAGATAACCACTTTTACCGCTGTAGGAAGAAGGAGTATCCCGAAGTGCCAAAAACTTTGTGGCCAGATCCATAGATCTATCATTCTGATTTGTGAATGCAGTTCCGTTCATTTTGAACGAACCCCATTTAACGGCTGTATTGAGTGGATCGGATTCTACGAACAGATCGTCCGTATTTTCTTCTCCCAGATAGGAATCTAAAGTTTGATAGTAGTAAGCGGTTCCATTGAAATGTTGCCTTTCCGCAGAATTCAATTTCGTATCGTATTGGCCAATCACCCAGATCTGACGATCATCATTCCAATCGTTAGGCAGCGGAATGTTGGAAAGAGCAGGAATCGTAATGACTCGATAATTTCCTTCTGTATCTTTTCCAATGGCAGCCCCTTCCGAGATATTGATCTTGGATGTACCTGCGTTCGTGATCAATCCTCCATAAAGGATTTGAAAATTTTCATTCGGGTTTCCGGACATAAATTTGATGGCCTCACAAATTTTCGCATGCCAATAATTTTTATCATTATTGTAATCGGAAACTAAAAAGTAATCTCTATTAGCGTCTGGATTGGCATCGGATATTTGTCCGTCACCGGTTGTATTTGTAAATGGGATTGTATTCATATTAGTTGATTTTTCCTTTACTAGACTGATTTCGGAATAGAGCCTTTTGTGGTCTTAGTGATTTTCATTTTAGTATTTAATAACATAATAAACGCCTAATGATTTGCCTCGTGTTTCGTATCCTGTTCTTGGTGCTCCGTGGGTTCCGTCGGTGACTGGATCGCCGGTTGTACCATAATTTGCTCCCACATAACTTCCGGAAGGAACAACATCTATTGCTGTCTGCATCGTATCGGTTACAAGAATACCCGAATAACTTAGAGGCCCCATTCGATGACCTTGAAATTGATCATCCGATCTTTCACCGGCTGTAATGTTTACATTATAAATATAACCGGCGCTAGTTCCTGTACCTCGAGGAACAACCCCACGCAAGTCCGGTACATTGAAAGTGTCGACTCCATCTCCGTTTCCGTAGAAATATGTTTCATAAGAATGAATGCCTGACTGAGAAACGGAAGTGTTGATGATTCCGGTTGTGGAATTTGTATCCATAGAATGAGCGAGAGTGTCATAAAGATTATAATTCCAGTTTCCTGACCCACCTGATCCAACGAATCTAAGATAGTAAATTGTGCCGGCGGATAATCCCGTAGGGAAAGTCCCCGTGGTAGTAAATTGAATGGACATTCCTGTCCTGAGAATGTTTGCCGATGTAGGACCGAGAGTTAAAGTAGCAGACGATCCTATGCTGATACCTACAACTGTACCCGTCGTTTTTGGCATCGCTGCAAGCAAACTAGCGTAAGTTGTTCTTGATACGGCAGCTCCATCACAAGGCAAACAGCCTGGTCTTGTTCCGTTAGTGGCGAGAATCATGTCACCCGGTTGCAGTATGTCATTGACAATCTTTGCTTTCAAGGGAGAAGTCCATTCCGCAGATCTATCATTTCGATTTATGAAAGTAGTTCCGTTCATCTCGAACGATCCCCATTTAATAACTGTATTGTATGGATTGGAATCTACAAATAGATCGTTGGTAGCCTCTTCCCCCAGATAGGAATCAATGACTTGATAGTGGTAAGTGGTTCCGTTGAAGTGCTGTCTCTCCGCAGAACCTAGTTTTGTATTGTACTTTCCGATAACCCATATTTGACGGCCGTTGATCCATCCGCTAGGTAATGATACATTGGTAAGTGCAGGAATACTGATGATTCGATAATTCCCAGATTCGTCTTTTCCGATGGCAGCTCCTTCTGAAATATTGATCTTGGATGAGCCTGCATCCGAAACAACGCCACCGTATAAAATTTGAAAAGTTTCTGTTTGGTCACCTGACAAATATTTAATGGCTTCGCAAACTTTCGCATGCCAATAGTTCTTGTCGTTGTTGTAATCCGAAACTAGAAAATAATCCGTTGTTGCATCAGGATTCACTCCCGGGACTTGTCCATCGCCTGCTGTGTTTGTAAACGGGATAATACTCATGTTAGTTGGTATATTCGGATTCTTTCCAGGATTTTAAACTTAAAGGTTCAGAATTGAACCAGTTGTCTTTTTCCGTATAGTCTCTTAAGTATTGGCTGTATGTTTTGATCTCGGCCAATTTGGTTTCGGTCATTCCGGGAAAATCCGGCCGGAAGTATTTGTCTGTTTCCGATAGAAGTGAATTTCTAATAGAACGTATGATTGATTTTTGATTTTCCGACTTAGCGTCTTCATCAATCACCCAAGTGGAAGTGAACTTTTGGAAAACTTCCTCTTGTAAAGGTTTTTGTGCAGTATAATTGCTATCGAATTCTTCGCCTGCTTTGAATCTTTTGATTTCTTTGGTTTGTTTATGATAGTATGTGTGCGCTGAAAAATCCGGCTTCGTGGTCCATTCTTTGCCATTCCAAAAAGGGATTTCATTTTCTTTGAGTTCCGGAGGAGCGATTGTAATTGCGCCTGATGGTATGTGGAATGTTCCGGGATTTAAAGGAGACTCGTGAGCTTCGGTGATCCCGAAAAAATATCCTTCATTATCCAGTTGATAGACTACTTTAGTATTTAATGACATAATAAACTCCTAATGATTTACTTCTTGTTTCGTGGCCGGTTCTGGGTGTTCCGTGAGTTCCGTCCGTAACCGGATCGCCTGTCGTAGCTGAATTATCTAAACCGTAGGAAAGGCCCACATCGATATGAGTTGGATTGTTATTCAATTGTGTAAATGCCGTCATAGATGATAAAGGCCCCATTCTATGGCCCTGGAATTGATCATCCAATCTTTCGCCGGCAGCAACGTTTATATTATAAATATAACCGGCGCTAGTTCCTATTCCGCGGGGGATAACCCCACGCAAGTCCGGTACATTGAAGGTGCTAGTTCCATCTCCGTTTCCGTAGAAATAGGTCTCATAAGAATGAGTGCCTGATTGAGATACGGAAGTATTGATGATTCCAGTTGTTGAATTTGAATCCATCGCATGAGCGAGAGTGTCATAAAGATTATAATTCCAATTTCCCCCTCCACCTGATCCAACGAATCTGAGAAAGTAAATTACACCGGCCGACAAACCGGTAGGCAAAGTTCCCGTGGTAGTAAATTGGATGGACATTCCTGTTTTGAGAATGTTTGCGGATGTAGGTCCTAGAGTTAATGTAGCGGAGGATCCTATGCTGATACCTACAACTGTGCCTGTCGTATTTGGCATCGCTATGAACAAATCCGCATAAGCTCTTCTTGATACGGCAGCTCCATCGCAAGGCAAACAGCCTGGTCTTGTTCCGTTAATGGTTTCAAGGATATCACCGGGCTCGCTTCCGAAACCTACTGGTTTCCACTTTTTAGATCTGTCGTATTGATCTGCAAATGCAGTTCCGTTCATTTTGAACGAATCCCATTTAACAACCGTATCATAGGGATTAACGGTAACAAATAAATCTTCGGAATCATTTTCACCTAAGTAAGAATCCAATGTTTGATAGTAGTAAGTAGTCCCGTTGAAATGTTGTCTTTCTGCGGAGTTTAATTTTGTATTATATTTTCCGATAACCCAGATTTGGCGGTCGTCGTTCCATTCGCTCGGTAAAGAGACATTTGTCAGTGTGGGAATGGTGATGATTCGGTAATTCCCGTCATTGTCTTTTCCGATGGCAGCACCTTCCGAAATATTGATCTTAGATGCGCCTGCATTTGTCACCACCCCTCCGTAGAGAATCTGAAAGTTTTCTGTCGGGTCACCTGACAAATATTTAATGACCTCACAAACTTTCGCATGCCAATAGTTCTTGTCGTTGTTATAGTCGGATACGAGGAAGTAATCGGTCGTAGCATCCGGGTTGACTCCGGGGACCTGCCCATCCCCGGTTGTGTTTGTAAATGGGATTGTACTCATGATATTCCTATTTTTAGTTTCTTATTTAGCCTTAAAGATTGATAGAACCTATAAAATTTGTTTCCCGATTATTTTAGTATTTAATCGCATAATAAACTCCTAATGATTTGCCTCTTGTTTCGGCTCCATAACGTGGAGCTCCATGGGTACCTGCTATCGGTTCAGTCGTTGTTCTTGATCCTCCGACCTGATTCCAGTAGCTACCTGATCCACCTGCGCTGGCCCCGTCAGTAGTAATGTTAGATATATTATGATAGTGTCCTTGGAATTGATCATCTGTCTTTTCTCCTGCAGCAATGCCCACATTTGAAATATAACCGTTGCTAGTTCCAATACCTCGCGGAACAACCCCTCTTAAATCAGGAACATGGAAAGTAGAAGTTCCGTTTCCATTTCCGAAATAATAGATTTCGTAAGAATGGGTTCCCGATTGAGAACCAGTAGTAGAGACTCTTCCCGTAGTTGCGGCCGTATTCATTGCATTTGCAAGAGTATCGTACAAATGGTATACACTTCCCGACCCCGTATAACGTAAGTAATAGATCACTCCTAGAGAGACTCCTGTTGTCGGCAAAGACCCCGTTGTAGTAAATTGAATTGTATTCCCTGTTGTCGGAGTGCTGTCATTCTGAGTTGCAGATAAAGTCACTACAGCAGGATTTGCAATCGTAATGGTTGCCGTTCCGTATTCTTTAGGCATCACCGCGAACAAGTCGGAATATGCCGCCCTTGAATACGCTCCTCCGTAACATGGTAAACAACCTTCTCTGTTTCCATTCACGGTTTCTATGATATCGCCGGGTTTATTTCCACTGGATACCTTCCAATCTTTGGATCTGTCGTATTGGTCTGCGAAAGTAGTTCCGTTCATTTTGAACGAACCCCATTTAACGACTGTATCACTAGGATCGGAATCTACAAACAAGTCTTCTGTATCATCTTCCCCCAGATAAGAATCCAATGTTTGGTAGTAATAAGTTGTTCCGTTGAAATGTTGCCTTTCCGCAGAATTTAATTTTGTATTGTACTTCCCAATCAACCAAATTTGGCGATCGTTGGTCCATCCACTTGGCAAAGTTATATTACTCAAAGAAGGGATCGTAATGATTCTATAATTGCCATCTGCATCCTTCCCAATGGCAGCGCCTTCAGAGATATTGATTTTGGATCCTCCCGCATTTGTCACCAAACCGCCGTAAAGTATCTGGAAATTTTGATCAGGATGATCGGATATGATTTTAATGACCTCGCATACTTTTGCATGCCAATAGTTTTTATCATTATTGTAATCTGATACCAAGAAGTAATCGGTCGCAGCATCGGGATTGGCTCCTGGAACCTGTCCATCCCCGGTTGTGTTTGTAAATGGGATTGTACTCATGTTAGTTGTTCTATTTGATATCCTTCCAGGTTTCAAACGAAATCGGTTCGGATAAATGCCAATAATCTGTTTCCGTATAACTTCGTAAATACTGTCTGTATCCCAGATACTTTTCTTTTATAGATGCATCAAGCGGATAGTCCGGTAGAATGTATTTGTCCGTTTCCAATAAAAGCGAATTCCTAATGGAACGTACAATGGATTTTTGATTTTCCAATTTGGCATCTTCATCAATCACCCAAGTGAATGTGAATTTCTGAAAGCGTTCGTTTTGTAATGGCTCGATCGAAGTATAATTCCCATCGAGTCCTTCACCTTTGACAAAATATTTTACAGAACGATCTTTTCTGTGGTAGTAAGCCTTTCCGGAAAAATCCGGTTTGACCACCCATACAATTCCATCATGAAACAGACATTCGTTGGTGTCATGATCCGGAGGTGGTTCCAAAAATTTAGCGCCGTTCGGTAGTACGAAATTTCCAGGTTCTTTCGGAGATTCAATGGCGTTTACTTTCCCCACCAAAAAACCATCCAAATCAAATTGGTAAGCCGATTTAGTATTTAATTGCATAATGAACTCCTAATGATTTCCCTCTTGTTTCGGTTCCGAAACGTGGTGCTCCGTGGATGGTATCTGTTATTGAGTCGGTAGCTACAAAAAGTGAGTCTATTCCTGAAGGGGCAAGTGTGGGTGCGGTAGTTGAACTGTTACGACCACCACCACCTCCGGGCGCATAGATACCATCGGAGCCGGGACCTTTTTCGGATAATTTGTGCCAATGTCCTTGAAATTGATCGTCTGTTCTCTGTCCCGCAAGTATAGAAACATTCGAGATATAACCGTTGCTAGTTCCAATACCCCGCGGAACAACTCCTCTTAAATCGGGAACATGGAAGGTAGAAGTTCCGTTTCCATTTCCGAAATAATAGATTTCGTAAGAATGGGTTCCCGATTGGGAACCAGTAGTAGAGACTCTTCCCGTAGTTGCGGCCGTATTCATTGCATTTGCAAGAGTATCATACAAATGGTATACACTCCCCAACCCCGTATAACGTAAGTAATAGATCACTCCTGCGGAGACTCCTGTTGTCGGCAAAGACCCCGTTGTAGTAAATTGAATCGTATTCCCTGTTGTCGGAGTGCTGTCATTCTGAGTTGCAGATAAAGTTACAACTGCGGGATTTGCGATCGTAATGGTCGCCGTTCCGTATTCTTTCGGCATTGCTGCAAACAAATTGGAATAAACCGTTCTTGAATACGCTCCTCCGTAACATGGTAAAAAACCGGCTCTGTTTCCATTGACTACCGGAATCATGTCACCCGGTTGAAGCAGACTGTTTTCGATTTTTGCCTTCAGAGAAGAAGTCCAATCTCCGGTTCTGTCATTTTGATCTGTAAAAGTCGTTCCGTTCATTTTGAACGATCCCCACTTAACAGTTGTATCATCCGGATCGGAATCCACAAACAGATCCTCGGAATCGTCCTCTCCTAAGTAAGAATCCAAAGTTTGATAGTAGTAAGTGGTTCCGTTGAAATGTTGTCTTTCTGTGGAGTTTAGTTTTGTATTGTACTTCCCAATAACCCAAATTTGGCGGTCATTGGTCCATCCACTTGGCAAAGTTATATTACTCAAAGAAGGGATCGTAATGATTCTGAAATTTCCTTCCGTATCTTTTCCGATCGCTGCACCTTCAGAGATATTGATCTTTGACGTACCGGCGTCTGAAACGATCCCACCATATAGTATTTGAAAATTTTCATTCGGGTTTCCGGACATAAATTTGATTGCTTCGCAGATTTTCGCATGCCAATAATTTTTGTCGTTATTGTAATCGGATACCAAGAAATAATCGGTCGCAGCATCGGGATTGGCTCCGGGAACCTGTCCGTCACCAGCTGTGTTTGTAAATGGAATTGTTGTCATACGGTTCTCAGTATGGAATAATTATCATCAACAAGATATACTTTGTAGAAGGCGGGAAGAATGGAAGATTGTCTGTATAAAATCATGATCTCGTCTAACAAACTATCATCCGTTGTTTTGCAATTGATGTAGATTTCAAATTGAGATCCCGCCAAAGACCATCGAATGTCGGATGCCTGAATGATCGGGCCATGCCACCGGGAGAATCCCCATCGCCATACACCTAACGATTGTCCGGAAACAATGGATCCTCTGATTCCTACTACAGCTTCTTGCAGATTGAGATAGATTTCTGCCAGCCCCTTTTTTCTATACTGGCTGACAAAAAATCTTAGTTTGATCTTTTTTGTTTTGAGAGTGTCTTCATTTGTGAATTCAATCTTAAGGGCTTTCAAAACCCATTCGATCGCTCTTTCATTCAGAGTGTTTACATTATTAAAATAATACAAACTCCAAACTTTTTGAAAATAAAAATCAACAAATTCGTTTAATATGGCTTTAAATTGATCCCAATCTTTTCCATATTTATCTATGAATTCGGGATATTTTATGTTAAAGAACTTGTTCATAGATTGGTGACCGTTATTGTTCCTGCATCAATGATCTCTTGTGAAGTTGCAACTTGATTTGCAACCGGTGAAATCAATGTAAAGATATCCACTCCGTAATCATAGAGGGCATCTCCCATAACCCAGAGATTACCGACTTCGAGATTTTGTCCCCAGTCTCTGTAATCTCTATCTCCGAGCAGATTCATCCATGTTTCTATAATAAATGCTAATGCATCGTTTTCTTCTTGAGTGAAGGACCAGCTCCAGATTGTATTTATAACATCGGCTCTTGTTTTGTTGATGCCGTTGTCCATATAATACTCCGTTACTTGGTTATCGAAAGCACATGAAACAAGCGTTAGTGCAAATTCGGTAAGGTTTTTGCTGACTGTTGGGTCAAATCCGTTTCTTACCGTGATAGAGGCATCTATGTCAACAGGAACGTAGATCGCATTCGTAACAGTAACAGGCATTACACCAAATTGTGTTCTGCTTTTTACGAAGTCTTCAATTCCCGTAATGAATGCTTGGTCTTCTTCGTCTTCCGGATCAAGCGAACCTCCTCCGGCAGGGATGATATGCAACACTGCGGTTCCCAATCCCGGAATTCCGAGTACTTTTTGTACGCTGGAACTGTACTTTCGTGCGATGGTTTCCAGGTCTTCCTGACTCCAAACGATATCACGCAATCGAACATTGGCTCTTGAGTTCCTGACAATGGATGCGACGCTTTCAGAATTGTTTCCTCCGATTGTTTCGGATGAATTGTTAACAGCTGTAATGTCGGAATCTTCACCGACGTTTAAGTTGATTTCTCCCGCCTCCATTTGCCCTGCAAGACCAAGTGTTGTTGCAAAATTTGCAAAGATCGTAGTGTTGATTGTCGGTTTGGCTCCTGTGGAACCGTTTCCGAATTGAACTCTACATTTCCCTGTGGACTGATAAACAACAACGAAATGAAGATCGGTAGGTCCGGAGTTGTCAAAGTTTTCAACTCTTGTCCAGCTTCCGTCATCGGAAGTAAGGGAAAATGTGTTCTTGATGATATTCTGATATCCGTTGACTTTCAATTCAAGCCAGTCATCCGTTCCCGTGATGGTTCCCAAATTTACATTTGAATAAGATGACTGTTGTTTGACGGAAATATTGATGGATGTTGAAGAAGTAACGCTTGTGTTTGCAGCTACCTCGAACTTTACCATCTGTCCCGAAGAATTAACTCCGCCGAACTGATACCCCTTCAATACTGTCTTGTCCATTGCAGCGCTCAGAGTTGCGGTAACAATGCTTGTGCATCCGTCGGCTTCAACCGGTTCGTAATCGCATCTGGAAGCGAAACCATAGGCAGACTCTCTTGTTTTCGGATAGAGAATGTCGAATGCAATTCGATTGACCAGCTCGGAAATGAAGTCGAAGAATCCGGAGATTTCAACAAACAACCAGTCCGGATAATTCTTGTAAGCTTGTTTCAAAGCATTGTATAAATCAAAATAAGATCTTGAAATGTGTTTAAATGTGTTCTTCATAATTGCGCTCTTATTTCCCCTGCAATTTGTAAATCTTGTAAAAGTCGATACTTAACAATCATAATGAACTGACTGTCTTCTGTTTTGGTTTCAATATCCGAAAAATCGACAACTATGTAAGGATCAAACCCCTTTGATTCGTTAAGCCAATAGACCGATGAGATAATATTTGAAATAAACAAAAGCATCGCTGCGGGATTATTTTTTTCCTGTTCCAAATCCCCGAAGGAACCACCCTTCTCTCTATCATAATGAGTCATTTCCTTTGTTTGGAAAATGATTCTGTAGAGTTCCGTTTCTATTTCATTCTGTTTGTAACCATTGCTATAGTTCAGAAAGAAACCTAAATTTGCGTATGAAAAATCGTTCGTGTCTGTCATCATTTAACTCCAGTTTGATACCGTATTCGGCGGTGCTATCAATGTAGCGGTTCCTGTTTGAAACCATGCGATCAATTGATCGGAAAAATCTTTGCACATATCTTCATTACTTTCATTCAAAGATGTCGGGATGAATGAAGATGATGGTGGAACCGTAGTGTATCCTGCCATTCCAGTACCGAGCGTGCTCGCAAAAGCTGCAACGGCCGCACTAAAAACAGATCCGTCCAGATTCATTCCTTCCGCTGCGGATTCAAAAGCAGTTTGTGCCAAAGTTGCAGTCGTTGATACGGGTACAACTGCCTTTGCGCATTCGTAAATTGCTTCCGACCACGTATCGATTGCTCTTTGTATTGCGGAAGATTCGTCTTCCACATTTCCCAGATAATCCGTGTAATTCGGATCAAATCCTTTTCTAAGTTTATTTTTTACATCATCTAACATTTAAGTCACCGGATCCGAATTGGGAATACGTGAAATAGTTGGACCGAATGCGGTCATATATTTATCGCTGAAAGCGGTTCTTCCTGAAGGATGAACTATATCTTTGGAAGATTTTGTTTGAGTTGGTGTGACTTCAACTTCGTTGTCTTCGTTTTTTATGATAACATTGCCGTCTTCTTTGATTTTAATCAGAAGGTTCTCTGAGTCAAAGAGCACAATGGAATCATCATCATCATAAGCGTCTTTCATTGGTTCTGCGAATCCTGTATATACATACCTTTCGTTGTCACCTATCGTCGGTTCTACCCATAGAGGTTGGCCTGACTTCACTTTCAAAAAAGGAATCGAAAGACCATACCTGCATAGGATTAGATTTTTTCCTTCAAAACCAAGCTCGGGGATTTCGACAAAGATCATTCCATTTACATAGGTATCCCCCATCGTAGATAGTCGGGAGGTAACTTCGCTTTTGGAAACTAACTTTGCTTTTGCGTATAATTTCATAAGGAAAGCTCCAAATTTGTTTTGATCATTCCATCGGTTAGCTCATGTTTAACTTTATTTAAATAGAATAATCTTCCTTCCGATCCCGAATTCACCAACCAATTCGGTAGATTGGATGTCAATGCCCTCGGATTGAGTGATCCGCAGAAGAGCTTCACTTGTCTGGGTGGTCTGAGATAAGGATCTCCTATATTGAGATCAACATCTAACGAGACCGCATTGATTCTGTGATGCGGAGAAACTTGTAAATGTTTATTTGTTTTGGATTCGCCGTCTGCCGGATATGCAACGTAGTACTTTGTAATTTCGCTCGGTTCGATGGTTTTGGTACTGGATTCTTCCATAACTTTATTGCTAAAGGAAGGATCGGTTTTCATTTTTTTCACTACTTCCGGAGAATATTTATATGTTTTGCCATAGAATTCAGTGACAAAGTCTTCGGGTGAAACGACCTTTCCTTTTTCGCCTGTTCGATTGACTACATTGGTTCCGGGATTTGCATTTCTTGGTGTACCGAATTTCCAGTTGAGATTCGATATGTTGTTAGGTGCATAATCCGTCTTATATCCTAATTTATATTCTCCTGACTGGTCGTCCATGCTGCGAAATTTACTAGACGCATGAATGACATCTCCTTGTTTGTGAGCAATGTCGGAATCCATGAAATAAATCTTTTTCACAGACGGATCGACCCAGAACAAACAGTTCCATTTGGTGGCACACTCTTCTAGAAATTCAAAATCCGTTTTGTATTTTTGAATTGGAGTTTCCATCCCTTTGATACAAGATGCGTCTTTTATATTCGTTTCCACATCATACCCGTTTGCTCCGGCAATGGTTTTAATGATATCTGATTTTTTATTGGAAGGGAATGTCATATTCTTTTCCCGACGAGCCATACTCACCGAACTGTCTAATAAGGGAATAGTATAGGATAGAAAATCACTTGCATTGCCTTCCGGATTTTTTTCAATTTCTCCTTCAAACATATCAATCAAACCGAGACCATCCCATCCCATTTTAATTGTTAGCTTTTGGTTCATTGAAAAATAATTTTCCAAAAACGAAACGCTCTCTATCTGAATGGATGCTTGGGTTAATTTGTTGATTTCATATTCAACGGAAATCGAAGATACAAATCGTTTGATCTCATTAAATGGTTTTCCATTGAGTTCTATATCCCAATACGCCATTTTCTTTTTTGGCATTGATACCATTAACTGTTCTCCGCCACAGGAATCAGAATCGATCCCATTGTTTGCACATCGCCTCTCTCTTCCATATAGGCTTCCCAATTTGTATCGAGTATCTTGTACATAAACAGTTCGGACCCCAAATGTTTATAAGCGTAGTGATCCAGCTCCCAACCAACGTTAGGTGTTTTTACGGTAAGACTTGCTTCGAAAGGAGTGCGGTACATTTTGACCGTCATTCCGGATAAGATTGTCGGTTCTACGGATTGCCAGCGTAACATTAGAGTGACCTCGAAGTATAACTGATTCCCGGGCGACTCTTTTCAATTCCCTTTGATTTGAACAACGCCTCTTTTTGGATACTGGATACAGACCCTTTGATGGCTTGTGCCTTCTTTGCAATCTGATTTGCTTTGAATAAAATCGAATTTTCATCTAACGAAAGTTTTAAGGTAATTTCGCATCTCTGAGGAATTCCCAAAATTCCCGTAGTTGCTCCCGACCGAAAATGTGATTTCTCAATATGCACATCCAGAACATCCCAAAATAAAGGTACCATGGAGTCACCAAACTGGAATAATACTTGCGGAGGCGGAAAATTTTCATTTCCAAAGAATGATCCTGCGATTCCCAGAAGACCCGGTGATGGATTGCGCAATTCGTCAAAGTATGCGATCGTATCTGTCACACCCAGCGGGCTTTCAAAATCATTGCTGTTCAGATCGAGAGAAATTTCTTTATTCTCAAATCCGGTGAAAAACTTTTCATGATGAGACCCACCGATATTCGGAGCTGTGAAGTAATTGATCTTTTTATCTGAAGTGACTTTCTCCGGATTGTATGTAAAAATCCAGGGAAGTCCTGTTGATGCGTTGATGATGATTCCGTGTCCGCTCGCTGTCATGTGAAAGTCCTTTTATTGTTTTGATTAATCATTCGCTTCACCTTATGAGACCAAACTTGGATTAGATGATAAATTGCTTGCTTTTCTGAGGCTATTCTCATCCGTCTTGTTAGCTTTAACAGAGATTTGTGTGTTCTTATTGTCATAGTTATTAGTGATGACGTTATTGGTAACGTTAGTTGTAAAACTGTTAGATGCTAAAGAAGAATTTCCTTGAAGAGAATTCAATTGTGAATTAACTCCGAGAGGTAAAGCACCGACTTTATCTGACTTAGGTTTTTTTGAATTGGATGGTATTTGTTTTACTGAGTTTTTCTTATTGATTCTTTGTGAATTATATAAAAGCGAGTTTTTTGAAGGATCAATGTAACCATCAAAAAATCTCATATATGGATCTACATCTACATATGGGATTTGTGATGGATCAACGATTACCATTCCTTTCCTTCGTCCTGCTTTGCCTTGCCTGATTGGCTCATTTAATATTTCATTAGCAGATTTTGGTGTATTGACTTTAATACGCATACGTCCTGGAGCATTTATATATCCATCAATAACCTTATTTTTATGAATAGGTTGATCTTTTGTTACTAAAAATGCTAATGCTATTACCCCAGCTACTAATGTTGCAGCAGCAGCCACTATAGCAGCAGTAGCGGCGACAGGAATTGCTGCTACTACTGCTGCTGTTATAAGTCCAATTATTCCTGTAGCAACTAATGCTGTAGCAATATTTTTACTAAAGTTCGTGAAATCAGTCGGATTTGTATCAACATTCGATACGTGATCGAATTTTTTATCTAAGTATACTTTAAGAGTCTCCATTTCTTTTTTAATTGCTTCAGAATTATCTGTTTTTACATTATTGAGAGGTGTACAAACATGAGTTTTGTTACTTTTCTTCTCTGTTCCAGCAATCAATCCGATCGTCTTTTTTATTATTGTTAATAAGTTCTTTATTTCTGCAATAACGGTAAATATGTTTGTTAATTTAAGTTTAATCCATGTTAACTCTGCTATTGCCAAGATTGTGTCACATTTTACAAATTCTTTTGAATCGGCTTTGTTTGTTTGTAAGTGATTTATGATTGCGTTTACAGATGTTTGTAAATTTCCGATTAGATTTTTTATCTCTTGAGGCAGCACATGTTTTCCGATAACATTTGCTATCGTTTTGATGATTAATAAAATTCCCTCATCCACCCTTTCTAATAAAGGAGTAGCGTTTTTGAACCACTTATTAGTATCCATGATAAATCGTGATAAAGAGTCTTTACTCGCTGCTTCTGCTATCGTATCCATCTTTCTCCCTTTCTACATCCTCAAGAAGTTCGTTAAAAATTCTCTCTACCTTATACAGAGGAAGTTTGTCCACAACATCGGGACTCCAACTCCATCTGTTTCGAAATGCTCTGCAGATCGCATTGTAACGATCTATCGCATAACTTAAAAAATCCCAGGCTCTTTCTTCTTTCCTATCTCTCCAATCGTGATACGGATACTCTCTATTCCCTATCGACGGGTAGTAGAGCGGGTTGTCCGGTCTCCCGTTTTCGCGGAAGGGTTTGATTTCTTCGGAGATAAGAAAGAAAAAAAATTTGTGAAGTCGAGATGCCCCCCTACTTCACTGCCGCAATGTTTGCAAGAGACTTTTCGGAATTCGCCTTCGTATCCGAGTTTTCTCTCGCTGTTCAACATCTCTTCGATGTTAGTTTGATCTTTGATGTACTTTTTGGAAAAATTTTCCTGATTGTTTCGTTTCAGAATGTTCAGTTCCCTTTCGGACAAACCGGTTACTTCCACGATTTCAGCATCCCAAGTTGCACATAACATATTCGCTTCGGTCTGAGCGGCCCAGCTGTCTTTCGACAACCGAACCATTTGACCGATCGACAGAACCTCTCTTACGAGTTTTGTATAGGTTCCGCCGGAAATGTGATTTTGTAAGGGTTTGATTTCAATGGGTACGGGCAATTCCGTTGTCCATCGAAATTCGGAAGGATCATTTAAATAGTGTTCGTCGATGAGTCCCTTCTCCGCCAATTCGCTCCAACTTTCCTTAACATGAGTGTATTTCTCGTTGTTAGTTGTTGAGCAAACAGGGCAGAAAAAATGTTCTTCGAACAGGTGGTGTTTTTCTCCGGTAAAGAGTTTGGAAGCTTCTTCACAGATCTTCCAACCGTCTTTTCCTTTGATGTCCTTATAATCTTCCGGTTCGAGTTGATAACTCTGACCGTCTTTTGTATAAAGAGCTTTTACACTACCTTCGACCACTTTCAGCATGTACCCTGCACCCGATTTATCCAACCCGTCCATGATGGAGAGAACTCCACCGCTGATAGGTTGAACTTCAGCGTAGTTGTACCAAATCCCGTTCCGAACCAAACCGCAATACAATTGAAACATTAAGCTACTTCCTTCACTGCCTCTGGAGTTAAGATAAATGTATGTGTATCTTCAGCCTTTGACTTTCGATCAAAAGCATTCTTCTTTCCTCTATGACATCCGCACTGGGATAGTAGGTATGTTAGTTGAGGAACACCTTGTGAATCACGAAAAATCAGGAATATATCCTTCGGTCTTCCTTTTGAAAAATCATTCAAGAGGTCGTAGTCCCTTCTTTCATTTTTATTTTTCATTAGGATTGTTACCGAAATTTCACCTACGTCGAAAATTTGATCGCCGATCTTGTACTTTCGGTCACCATCAACAACGTCGATTCTTCCTTCTTCGCCTTCCGATACTTCGCTTGCGGTTTGAACGTAAACGGTATCGGCATCGATTTTAAGTTCAGCATTCCAAGATTGTGCTCTTGCGAATAATTGTAAGTTTATCATCTGTTTCATCTTTTATCCTTTTACCATTGTTACAGGAGCCGATGCTAAAGATAGAATTGGTTCCTCAATCGGAGGCGGTGCAATAAACTGAACAAAGTTATTTTCAATACCGTTTGCAATGTCTGCGAGAGTATTGACAGTAAAGTCATTCACGATTTGAACCACATCTTGAAACTCGGTAGGAGTTCCGTCTTCGTGTTGGCCTTGGTAGAATTCGCCTGCATCGTATTTTCTGATCATATAAGACCAAATCGCGTTGTAGTGATCTTCTTGCGACTTCCCACCGGCTCTGTCTTGTTCGATGGAACGAAGATAATCGAGGATGGAAACTTTGTATAACAACCACTGCATGATTTGATTTTGATATTGGTAACCGGTGTCAGTTGACCAAGTTCTTGCGGAGTTGACGGTAATGCCTTTACCTTGTCTGTAACGAGCAATGTTGATTCGATATTTTCTGATTAGGCGATCACCTTTTCCATTTGTATCATCATGAATCAATCCGTTTGAATCAAGAAGTCTGTCCGAAGTAGTCAGAGCATCCCTGTTGCCGGCTGCAACTTTGGAAGCACCATACACGGAATAGTTGTTGAACCAATGCGCCGCTGCATGACCGACAGGAGGGATTTGAACCTTTCCGCCGTCTTTTGTAGGATCATCGGTTTCAAACCATTTGTCGATTGGAAGCATTCCGAATTTGATCGGCTCGGAGCAGATTCCGCCCAGGTTTTTCAGAACTTCTTCGGTTGCTCCGTTGGAAGCCTGACCGAAAAAAAGCGCCTTATATCCGTTTGTTGAAAATACGGACATGTTGTTGTTATGCGTCGGAGAAGAACTTTCCGGAGCAAGTAGGATTTGCATATGCTCATCCGCAAGGCCGGCAACAAGAGTATTCCAACTTGCATCGGTAGGAGCAGTTCCATCGGATCCACCAGTCAATGGAGTCCATGCTGTCAAAGCGGCAGGTCTCGCATTTGCACCTACGGTGGTATTGCTTGCATTCAAAGTCAGGATACCGTAAAAGGAACCGGACAATGCGCTGTTAACCAATGGAATGATTCCTTTAGTCGAAGATTTCACAAAAGGAATGTCCAAGTAAGATTCTTGTTGTTGGTAAGATCCGTAATCGTCTTTGATCGCAACAAAAAGATTCAAATCACATCTGGAAACAGTTGTTAATGCAGCCGTATACGTATTCGTAAGTGCGGCAAAAGTAATTTTTTTCGTTACTGCATCAATCGCAGTGATGAAACCATACTCAGTGTTTGTTCCGTCTGTAATTTTTACTTGGTATCCGATTTCAAGGTTGTTTATTTGATCCAGGAAAGCAGTCGTAGGTGTTGCTGTCGTATCAACCGTCAATTTGAATGTCACAGATTCCGACTGTGAGATCTTAATTGCAATGTCGTTTCCGCCCGCTGACTTATCTGCTTCTCCTTTCACACCGGCTTTAAAATCATAGATTTTTGTGCTGGCTCCGTCCTGGATTGCATATGCCGCTTGAACTGCATCTTCCGCAACATGCATTAGTACTTTAGATTCTACCGATACACCTGGTCTCAGGTGTTGGTAAAATGCTCTTAGTACCAACCATGCATATGTCGATGTACTTGCATTTCCGCAGACTTTTCTAACATCATCCATAGAATATAAACCGGTTTTAACGGTTGCCAATCCACGTTTGAATTTCCCAACGATGCCTAACTTGTAAACGTCCGCATCGACCACTACTCCCCGCCCTTTGGCAGGAACTCTTTTTGCTTGCGCGCCGTAACCCATTATCGAGCCACCTCATTTTTAGAATCAGATGTCTCGGTTCGCACCGTCGGTTTTCCTTTTTTAGGAATTTCTTTTTCACTATTTCTTTCCGTAAGTTCGGTAAAAATATTTCGGACTCTTGCTAATTCGAAGTCGTAAACTTCGGATTTATCAATTTCTACAATGTCACCCGGGAAGATAGTTCGACTATCCTCTGTAATTCGATTGATTTGTTGAATGGATTCCGTATTGTTTTGAAATCTCATACTGCCTCACTGTCAATATCTATATTGATAGTCTCGATTTCCCGTTTGGTAGAAACCGTAAGTGGCTGAGGATCTATAGAATAAAAGTACGATCTGTTCGGAAGAATGTCCTCTTCCGGTTCGAACGTCGAAACAGGTTCGAGAGTTTTGCGTAGTTCCACTCTTTCGCCGTCAAGCAAAACATGAAATGAATCACCGCAATTGTTTTCAAATTGCCGACTAAGAGACATTAACTTCTTTTTTGAAGAACAATCGATTCTGATTGCCAATTTCAAAGCTCCCAAATGTCTCTTTAACTTGCCACCTTGAAAGGAAACTCCTTTCATCGGAACGATTACATCTTCACTATCAGAATCATTCCCGGAGACGATGACTCTGCATATCGGATCAGCCTCCGTTATCTCATCTTCTTCGGATACGATCGGACAAAACGCGGTTACTACCGTTGTGTCTTTATCGTATGAATTTATCAGTGCTGCAGTCAATGTGCCGCTTTCAGAAGCCAACTGAACATCTTCGGTAGTGACCCCATCGGTTAACCGTAATACGGTAAGTTCTTTTATATAATCATTCGGAACAAAGGAAATGGATGTACTACTTGCAGTGGCATCCGAAGTTAAAGTGGTATTCACATCATAATTCAGCTGAATCTTATTTTTAACCGCATCGACCGCATCAAAATCCATTGAATCATAAGTAACCTTTCTACATCCGATCAAATCTACGAATAGAACGGTTGCTCCGATCAAACTTGTAAATTTGATAGTGGAGACTTCATCTTCCCAGTTTTGGCAATCAATCAGTATATGATTCCAACCTGTTTTGGAACGGGTGAATGCATATTCGTTACCGTTAATTTCTATTTTGAAAATTTCCCCTCTGGACAAAGTAGACTTAACATATATTTGCAATGTAACTTCTTCGTATTCCGCCAAATCCAAAGCTGTAAAGGTCGATAGTGCCCAAGCTCCCGATTCGGAAAATACGATTTTTTTGGAAACACCGTCTAACGATTCATCTGTGTTATCGTCTACGGTTGCTTCTATTCCGCTGGTCGTCCAAATTTGATCTTCAAACTCTTTAAACATATATTTCCCGAATTAATACTTCTTTAGGATATTGGTCCTGCAATGCTTTGAAACCCGACAATGCAAATGAGAACGATTCATTTACAATCGTCTGTTTGCTGTTTTTATTAATGGTTAGCTCAAGTGTGCCGTCGTTCTTTTGAAAAGATTCGAGACAGTTTTTTTTATCTAAATAAATCAATAGTGTTTGGGATAAGGCGGAAACTCCTGCGCAGAGTATATTCTGACCTTTCTCTCCATGAATCGAAGACGCGTGTCCTTTCATGCTTAGGCCGACAAAGTCGGGCTTATTTTTGTTGTATGAGATTGGTTTTAAAACGGCTATCTCAATCATCTAAGACCACTTAAGCGGGAATTATGATTAAAGAATTTGATTTTGATTTTTGAAAATCGAAATGAATTGATTGCAGAGATAATCTTCATAACTCCCCCGTGAATTTATTAACTCATCTCGGAGAGCGGACCGAAGAGATACTTTCTATTACAAAAGAATCTGAAAATACAATAACATGAAAAAGAAGAATGTCAATCGTTTAGTCGCCTATCACTTGTCAACATTCGCTTCTTTTGCTAAGGAGAGGACTTCTTCAGACTCATCCCTCCCAAATGTTCCAAACCCATCGAATTCAAAGAAAAGAAACCAACCGCTTCTTTAACTGAAAATTCTTTTTCCGTTCCGTTGATTTGAAAACAAATAACTGTACGATACTTTCCGTTCTCTTCTTTGAGTAATGCAGTTCCTTTTTCCTTTATCAACAAGAACGTCTCTTCTATATTTTTTATATTAAGATTGTATAACGCCGAACAAATATCCTTTTCTATTTTAATTTCCTGAAACATTTGAAAACTTGCATTTGCCTCTTTTTCTTTCAGCAATAACTGATGGTTATTTTTTTCCATCTGCTTTCGTGTCAGTAATTTCGAATCTTCATATTCTTTGATTTTTGCAAGAAGCTCTTTGTTGATATTGTCCTTACTTGCCAAGGCATCTTGTAGTTCCTTCAACTTTGCTTCCACTTTCGATCGAACGTCTCTTGACACTACCTTTCGAATACCGGAATTCAAATGCCCGATGATCACTTTCATATCAATCTCTTCATTTCCCGTTTTGATCTTGACCGGAATTTTTAATATTTTCTGTGATTCCGGATCTTTCCATTCGAAGATTTCTATCGTTAGATGCCCTTCTCCGCTCATAAAATGTTGCAAGTCAATTGTCATTTGTTTCATCATTTCTTTTTCACCGGCCAAATAATTTCCCCGGTCTCTTCGGAAATAATGAAAGAACCTTGAAATCGTTTTGCTTTTGAAATTGCCTTTAGCACGTTCAAAATTCCTTCTTCAATGATGGTTTTTTCCGTCTTTATCGAATACATCAGACTATCTCCATATTTTTTTCCGCATACAAAAACAATTGATCCAGAATATCCATCGATTCGTTAAGTGTTAGTTGTTCATGATTGAACCAAATGACGTTGGAACCGTCTCTATTGATTCTCGCCCAAAACAAACGGATCGGTTCCAAAATCACGTAAGAAGGAGGATCCGTTGAAAGTGTTTTCTGAGTAGCGTAGAGAACGAATGACATCTTGGTCGGGATGGTTCCGTTTTTTCTGCATTTCCCGCTAAAGCGATACCGACCGCAAGTCACCTCTATATCAGCATTTAATGTTTGTTTCATTGTATTTTCCCGGCTGAAATTTTTAATTTTAAAGTTCATTGATTGCATGCGCTCTTCAAATTCTGCCATTTGCTCCATATATTTGAAATTCTATCCGGCAGATCCGAAGACTGCTTCGATTCGATGATGAATTGATATGTGGATACGGAAACTTTCCCCCGACTCCAAACTTGAAATTCTTCCCAAATTTTATCATCGGTTTTGGAAACAGTATGCGGAACAATGACAACTTTGTTTTCAAAGTTATATCTTTTGCTTGTCTTTACCTTTGTTTCCATAGGAGGTTTGATTTTTTTCTCTTCCAAATTGATAAGAAGATCTTGAGGCCGCGATCGCATATAACTCATAGGTTTGTTCCTACCTTTTCTTTCCGTTGCAATCCATCCTGATTTTCTAAGTTCTTTCAGAGCATACTCAACTTGGTTCCGAGTCCACTGAGGTTCGGACAAAGGAGTATATTCGTTAGCTATACTGACAATCGTTTCGATCCTTCCTGTCCACATCGGATTGCCGCCTATCTTAAAATAGATGATATTCAGCAGATACAATCGTCGCGGATTCCTTATATGCAAAGGAGCATCCAAAGGCATCTTTCCGAAAAAATCATTCATGCGACTCTCCCTGTTTAAAGTCAAAAGAAACGTTGGAAATGTTATGTGACGGAATCCTCAATCTTTTCCGGTTGGAAATAAAGGATCGAATCCGAAAGAACAAATATATCAATAAAAGACTGATGGCAATATAAAGCACATAAAACGGATTCATTAGTTCCCAAACTCCTTCTTCTTTAAAGGTTCGTTCCCCATTTTCATGATGCATTCATTCCCTCCCGGGATTTTTGCCGGTTAAAAGGATTTTTGAGAGCTTGATTTTCTTTAATTTTTCTAGAATCAAACTCCCGTTTAAGATTATTGTTTGTTAACCCATCTCCCTGAATCGGTTTTTTATACCGATTCAATGCAGTTGAATCCAACAAACTTCTGTATTTTTTAAAATCTTCCAAGAGTTTTGTTTTGTTATTTGGTTCCATTACTTTACCTGTTTTACTTAAACCCAGTGATTGAGGAAATATCTTGACTAAGAAATTGTTATGTATAAATTCGATTGATAGAAGCTTTGATAGACTGAAACGGATCAGGGTACACTCTATCCAAATAGATACCATGTGTTTCAAACCAGAGAGCCACCTTGGGAGAATGACATCGGTTACGAATGAATTTACCGACCATAGAACGATCCACTACAGATTCGTATGCAATGGAATCAAGATTATGACCTAAAGTTGAAATAATCCGCAGAATCTTTTTTGGATCGTCAGGAAAAGGACGAATAGGAGACAAAATCATGATTTCATTAATTTTAGATTGTATCCCTTGCGTTATCATTATGATTACCTATCAGTCTCCCGGTTCGGGAAGTATGGATAGGAGATTATCCGTAACGTGTATTTAGTAAACGATTTTTTTATCCGTTAAGAGTTTTTTATATGGACGCTACTCAAAGAATAAAAGAAATTTTTTCAGAACTAAAGAGTCAAGGTTGGACTCAAGTTCAAATCGCAACGGAAATCGGCAAAAGCCAACAAACGATCAGTCGTTATATTTCCGGCGAAATCGCAATTACCGAATCAATCGGTATCCTCCTGGAAGAAAAATTCAATTATAGAAAAGAATGGGTAATCAGGGGCGAATTACCGAAAAAAAAAGACAAAGACTCCATACTCATGGAAGTCTCCAGAATTTCCGCTAACGGAAGGAACCTGGAAAAAATTCCTGAGATCAGAGATATGTTAAATAAGATTATAAAATTAAAAAAAGAAGATTATAATACTTTAATCAAAGTGATGAAAAGTTTATTGAAAGAAAATTGATTAACTAACTCAAATAAGCTTCTTTCAACGCACAAAGTTTACGAGTAGTCTGCAAAATAATCTAAAATTTCCTTACAACAATCTTCAATTGTCTGACTCACATCCATACCTTCCAGAACCACCCTCTCCAACAAAATAGTCAGCTCTTTTTTTATTGCAATCTCCGGTTCTTTTTTTTCTATTTTAAACATAAAACCAACCGTCCACATATAATGCTTTTAGAACCGAATCTAAACACTTCTAAGTTGGTAAATTGAACAACAAAAAAAAGAAATATCAGCAACTGTAACTTTTTCATGCATATATTTTCGAACATGATTATTATTTTGATCTTAGGTAGTTTCCTCAATTGAGCAAAAATGCTGAAAAAAATATAAAAAATGATAATTCAAATCATCAAATTATGAAGAATAACAAGTGTATCACGAATTTGTGTACGATTCGTATCTTAAAAAATACATTGTTTAAATAAAAAATATTCATACCTTTGCGATAAAAAATCAGAAGTAGTTGAGCTCGAAATAATTTAGAATTTTTTCAGAGCAGTCTTCAATTGCAATATTGATATCCAACTCCTCCATCACTGCTTGTTTCAGCAACTGAACTAATTCCCGCTCTATGACCAATTGTGTTTCCAGTTTCTTCTCTTCTACCATAACAATTATGTACTATATCATTAGGCAGGGACAAATTACTACACAAAAGTTAAGTATTTATGTGACATAATTTCCATTCTTCCGGTAGATGGTAGGCTGTGAAAATGAGGGTTTAAATTTTTCCCGAAAGTTCACCTAGCACTTGTATTATTACAATGTCTGTCTTGCGTATGACCGATTTCAGCCAACAGATTGGGAAGATTTTTCCTGATCAAAGAATCATCTCTTTTGAATTGATCTTCCATAATGATCCGATTGACCTGTTGGATCGTGCGAACACTTACCTTATATTTGAACTCCAAGGCCCTAAAATTCATGCCGGAATAATAGTCCTGAATGATTTCCCCCCAATCAAGTCGATGTATTACCTTATTCATCTTCTACTCCTTTTTATGTGTTGTTTTCTTCCGAACCAGATTTCGATTCCAATCCCACAAGCTCCTTCTGAATGGCGGAATGTCCCTCATCAAAGAGATCCAATCTGTCTACCGATTCATATAACTCGCGTTTACTGTTTAAAACGGAAATGTACAGATTGAATTTTTCCATTTTTTCTTCTTTGGAAAGTTTTGAACTTTTCCCGATTTTCATAATAGATACCAATAATTCGATTTTGTCTTTCATCGGATTAAACCCTGATTTTTCCTGTTGATGGTCGGACTTTGGTTCGTCGGTTTTTTTATTCGTTTTCCCTTCCTGCGAATCGGCCAAATCCATATCATCCAGGTCTTGATTGTACATATCCGAGACTGCCAGTGAAACAAGAACCGCTGCAATCAAAGCTCTCTTCTGGGCGATTTTCAAAACAGTATTCCAGGTATCTGCCAAGTCGGGATTTTCCAATTTACCGCCGGTATATCTGACCCAATACCATTCCCCGTTTATATTTTTCATGCCGTAACCTTTCTTACGGTATTCCGATTTCATTTCTCTTGAATCCTGGGGAATCGGTTCACCGGTGACTTGGAATCCATTCCCCCGATATCTGTATTTCGATTCCATCGTAGAACATGATCCACTAACAGATGCTAACAAATCTCCCGACTCTACGGAATAAATCGAACAAGTCGAAATTACTTCCCTATGCCCGTTCCCCAAATCACGGATTTGATCTTGAATTCTGGGACAAAGACGAAATGTGAAACATAGATTTTCAGCACCCGGTTTCAATAATGTAGGTTTATCAGTGCCGGGGATATTTCCGTAATGTTCTCCTTCCCGTAACACATCTTTCATTAGTTTCTGAATGATCTGTCTGTTTTTCGTAATTGTAGAGACTCTCTCGTCGACGGACAACCGTAGAAAAGAATTGTGATTTATCTTCTCTTGCAATGCGAGACTCATACAACTCCCCTATTCAAAACTGAATGAAACGAACCGATTGTATTTGGAAAAATCTTTCCAAACATATGGAAACCCGGACAAATAAATGACATTGCCGGAAATTTATTAAAATTGGATTGTCTCTCTGTTTGAGTCATGATCTTCTACTTACCAAACTCCCAATCTAGGATATCTGAAATGACTTTAGTATTCAATGAATACATTGTCAACAGAAAAAGTTCACTTTGAATACATTCGATTTTAAATTAGCTAATGAAAGATTTTTTTGGATTGTTTCCGAGTCCGGACTCTCTTATGAAAATTTCGGAAGATCCGTTGGAATTACAAAAGGACAAGTTTCGAATATCATATCCGGAGCTCGGGAAGTTTCCGAAACTTTGGCGATTGCAATTGAAAATGAATACAAAGTCAATAGACGATGGATTCTATCGGGAGAAGGAAAACCGGAACTATCGGAGCGTGACAGAAATTTGAATGAGATCGCACGCATCACCGCACAAGGAAGAAAGTTGGATCAAGTCCCGGAAATTAAACACCTGCTAGATGCCATCACAAAGTTAAAAAAAGAAGACTACAACTCTCTCGTTCTAATCATCAATAAGTTTGTAAAAAAATAACTTTGTCGTCACACTTCTTCAAAATGTTTCAAGATCTTCTCGGAACACTCGGAAAGAGATTTTTGAAGATCGATTCCTTCCACAACCGTGTCCTCCATCAATGCGATCAAAATCGACTCGACCCACTCCTTCTCATATTTTTTCTCATTCACTAACATAATAATGTATATATTCTCAGAGGGGTGGGACAAATTACTACACAAATATTTAGTATTAAGCGACATAAGTTCTTTGTCACTCATTTTCCGGATCCGAATTTTATTTTAAATTTCACAGTAACTGAAACTTGTTCAACTTTTCCTTTACTGCATTGTTCTTCGGTGTTCTTTAATTTGTTCTTATAAGTGAAGGAAATAATTCCATCTTTTTCATGTACAGAGATGGAAAGTTTCCAGACTATTTCAAGGACAGATCCCGGCAACGAACGAAAACAAATCCCATCTGACATGAAAGTAACCTGGAATTTTTCAGTTACAAAAACCAAATGATTTATGTGTGTAACTGAAAAAACAGGGCAAATTCAAATACAGATATTCGGATCCATTTACAGAAGAAAATTAAAAAGTTACGAATTCTGCGAAGGCAAAAACAAATTCTAGATTGGCAGCCACGAAACAAAAATCCACACTATCCTAAATGAAAATCATTACGATTGGTTCTTTGAAAGGCGGTGTAGGAAAAACAACACTGACTGTTTTTCTTGCTCAGGCACTTCAATCCATATCCCCTAAATCAAAAATTCTTCTTATCGATCTGGACCATAACAACAATCTCACGGACTATTTTTTACGAGATGAAGATGTTCTTGTGATTGAAAATCATTCGGTCGCAAAATCCTTTCAAGGAACATCATCCCTTGCGGATCTTCCCATTCGGTCGCAAAAATTTAACTTGGACTGTATCCCTACAACCCCGAAGCTTTCGAAAGTTTCCCTTTCCGTTGCGTGGGATGCCGGTCTTCAAACCAGATTCAGAAAACAAGTCCGTTCTTTGCCTTACGATTATGTTTTAATTGATACTCCTCCCGCCTTATGCCTTGAATTGAATGTCGGGATTTTTGCCGCTGATTTGGTTCTAACACCTATAGGATTTTCGAGATGGAACATTCAGGGATACGAAGAAATCAGAGAAGTTTTTGAACTTGCAAATGAAGCGTTGGACAAAAAGGAAAAAATAAAAATCCTTCCGGTACGGACAATGGTTTCCGAAAAAAGAGCGGATGCAATGGATGATATCGGAATCGGTTTTGCAAAAACATTTATCCCTAAAAGTGATTCAATTGCCGGTGCAGTTGATCAGGGAAAAGCTCTCTCCGAAAAAAACGCTCAAATCTTTGAATCCTTAGCAAAGGAAATCAAATAAAATGGGAAACAGATTAAAATCTCTTACCGGCACACGACCCGGATCCTCAAAAATAGAAAAAGAAAATTCTCTTTCCGTTGATAGGATTGCCATTAGAATTATCGAGCTCCATGATTCTGTGATCGGGGGAATGCGCAATGTTTTACAAAACAGCATTCTGATTGGCGAAGAACTTTCTAAAAAAAAGCAGGAACTAGGTCATGGAAATTGGATCCCTTGGATCGATTCCAATCTTCCTTTTTCGGAAAGATCCGCCAGAAACTATCTCAGACTTTATGAAAATAGAGATATCTTAAATCGGCAACCGATTGCCGATTTGAAGTCCGCCATAAAATTTCTTTCCGATTCATCTATGGACGAAAAAGAAATCAATCCTTCTAGAAATCCTACAGTACTTTATCGGGATTACAAGGAAGGAAAGAACCTGACCAAAAATGAGCGGGTATTGTTGCGGGATTGGTTGAACGAAAAGGCGGAAAGCTTTAAAAGCAAAGCCAGTGAATTGGAAAAGGAAGCGAAAAAGCTCAGATAAGCTTACCTTATTTGCCGAAAAACTGACATGGGCAGATAAAATAATTGCCCGAAAATTTTATCCGAACAAAAGAAAAAAAGTTGTACTCAAAATGAAAGCAATTCATAATGTTTAAGAATCCACAGTCTGGATCGTTTCAGCAAAGCCTGGGTTGGGTGTGGAAGCCCTCCCAGTGCAATTCCTCTCTCGCAATACTCAAATAACAAAATTATGTCTCTTTTTCTGGTTGACGCAAATCAGTATCAGCGTATAACCTGTACCCGTCTGGATTGACACACCCGGACACGGCGCTTCCACATTGCCGTTTAGAAACGATCTGGAATCCAAAAAATTCCAGTAAAAAGAAATTCGAAAGAATTTCGAAACAAAAACCTTCTTATTCTTTGGCCGAAGGCTTATCAAATGAATTAAATTTGTAAGTTTCACCAAGAGAGTAGGGGAGGGGCTAAAAATTTTAGATTGTATGCTTTGGCCAAAGGCGTGTCCGGACAATCAAAAGAGGAACTTATGAGAACTGGAATTTGGATTCCCGTATGGATCGAAAATCTAAAACTTACCAACAGCCAAAAAAAACTTTTAGCTGAAGTAGTATCACTTCATCAAAAGGGCAGATGTTTTGCTTCCAACAAATATTTTTCGGAAGTATTGAACTTAAAGCCGGATACGATTTCCGGAATGATTGCAGGCTTAAAGAAACAAGGTTTGATCCGCCAAACCGGATTCGATGGGCGCAAAAGATTTTTAGAACCGGTTTTTGCATCGGACGAAAATCCTAGGCATGACCAAAAGGAAACGACTCGAGACATACCCGCAATCCTTAACAGCTCCGCTTCAGACTCGGATTTCGGTAGGGGTTCTTGTACTCTTATAATAGAGAGTAAAAAAGAAATGATAATAGAACCAAATTCATTTCATGAAAGAATCAAAGGATTCTCGAAAGATACCAGAACCAAATTATTACGGATTTTCGATAGTAGGGAAGTCCTTCATTCGGAAACATTTGATAGTCGAATTTTAAGAATATGGGAACGGCTTGGTATGGACCGGAAGAAATGTTTGAATTGAGGATTCAATTAAATATACTTGCTTATCTCCGATAAGTATATTTAATTGTACTTACTGGAGATTGGAATGTATAAGGACCATAAAGGTGTTTTGAGTGATTTGGCCGACTACTCCTCGCCAAAGGCAAAATTGAGCAAAATGATCCGATCCGGGGAAGTTGTTCATGTAAAACGCGGAATATTTCTGGAAGCTCAGGATACGGACTATTCGTTGAAAAGTTTAGCATCTGTTATCTACGGTCCTTCCTATATTTCTTTTGAATCAGCTTTGGCACATCATGGATTGATTCCGGAACGGGTATATGCCATCACTTCAGCAACGTACAATAAAAATAAAAACAAAAGTTTTTCCACACCTATAGGAGACTTTCATTATTTCTATCTGCCGAAAGAGATTTATCCATATGGAATTTTACGAGAAGAAGAGGGCGGGCAAGGGTATTTGATGGCAACTCCGGAGAAAGCGATTCTTGATTTGCTTTATAAATCTAAAAATATAAATTCTCCTGATGACCTCGAATCGTTTCTTTGGGAAGACAAAAGAATGGATGAAGAAAGGTTGTCACGTTTTGATAAAAATGCGATTTCATTTTTGGCTCCGATGTATAAGAAAAAGCAGTGTTTCTTATTTAAGGACCGGATGAAATAAAACTTATGCACAGTGCCATAGAAAGTATGTTGCAGCGTTATTCCTGCAAAACAATCGAAGATTATAAAAATGCATTAAAAGAAATCACTCAAGAGATCGCTTTGTTAGGTCTTCATCGGGGAGGTTTTTTTCATCACGCCGCATTTTACGGAGGAACGGCACTACGGATTTTTTATCAATTGGATCGATTTTCCGAGGATTTGGATTTCAGTCTTATCAAAAAGAATAAAAAATTTCAACTAACAGACTATACTCGGTCACTACGGGATGAGTTAGGTGCTTATGGATTGGAAATGTCCGTTGAGGAAAAAATTAAAAAAAACGATAGCCCGATAAAATCGGCATTTATAAAAGGAGGAACGGAAATTCATCTGCTCAAAATCAACGCGATACGTTCTTTAAATTTAGGGATCAACGCAAACGAGCAAATCAGAATCAAACTGGAAATTGATACCGATCCTCCTAAAAAGGCAGATTACGAAACGAAGTACTTGCTTGAACCGATTCCTTTTCCCGTTCCTTTATTTTCTCCTTCTTCTTTGTTTGCAGGAAAAATCCATGCGGTCTTATGCAGAGATTGGAAAACAAGAGTGAAAGGAAGGGATTTTTATGATTATGTTTGGTATTTGACAAAAAGAATTCCTGTCAATTTGGAACATTTAAAAGAAAGAATGATTCAGTCCAACCATCTGGATCCGAAAAAAAAATTGGATATGAACACACTTGTTCAATTATTAACTGATCGGTTTGAAACCGTTTCATTTGATCAGGCAAAGAAAGATGTGCTTCCTTTTATTAAAAATGCTGAGGCAATTCAACATTGGTCTACGGAATTTTTTATAAAAATCACTAAGGATTATTTGAGGGAATAATTGGTTTTCGGGAAGATGAGATATGTGTTTTATGGGGATGTATGGATACATTCAATTCGGGTATGAAAAGGTCAGATAGGTAACAAAACAGACAAGTCACATGGGTAACACTTACAATGAGTATCGGAGGAAATCCGATGCCTTGGAAGGAAACCAAAGTGATAGAAGAAAGAATCAAATTCATTGCCGCCGTGAAAAGCGGAGAGTGGTGCTTTGCAGATCTTTGCCGCGATTTCAATATATCAAGAAAGACTGGATACAAATATCTCAAAGGCTACGAGGAAGAAGGGATCGACGGTCTCAAAAATAAATCTCGAAAACGAAAAACCCAGTCCAATGCCACGTCGGAAAAAGTAATCCACTTAATTCTCTCCATGCGAGAGGATCATCCTTCGTGGGGTCCGAAAAAACTTCGTCCTGCATTGAAGGCCAAGTTCCATCAAATGAAAGAATGGCCGAGTGAAACGACCATTGGAAATATTCTTAGGAAAAAAGGACTCGTAAAACAAAAGAAAAAAAGATCGAAAGTGCCTCAGTCATTGTTTCCCTTTTCAGATGTGCAAGCACCGAATGATGTATGGTGTGTTGACTTCAAAGGTCATTTCACCGTTGGCAATGGACATCGTTGTGATCCACTAACCATTACAGATGCCCATAGTCGGTTTCTTCTAGCTTGTGATATTCTAGATAAAACGAATGCAGACCAAACAATCAAGGTATTTGAAAGGGTCTTCAAATGATTGGTGAAGTGGTAGGTTTTGAAGAGATATCGGATCGGCACTGTAGGCTTTACTTTACGAATGCGATTCTAGGAATTTTGGATTTATATACAAGTAAAGTCTTGAAGTATCAGAAGCTATTGTATAGAATTGATGGATAA